CACTGCCGGGTTTACCGAACCGATTCCAACTTGGACACCGCCACTGCCAGACGGAACGTACCCAGCACCCAGCGGACAATATCAAAATCATCGTAGTTGGACTGACCTAACACAAGCTCAACAATGTGCAAATCAGGTCAATGCTTGGTTAGATAGTAATCCTGAGTGCAAAGCATTCAACACAACAGGACCAATAGTGGTGCAAGAGTAAACATGCGAGTATTCACTAGAGCTACAAAAAACTTTGCTGTTAGCAGAGAACTGCTTGAAGAATATCATAAGGTCATTGGCGCCGAAATAAAACAAAGATATCTAGATTCGGGAGCTATTAAAAATAAAATACCAACGTGGGTTCCACCGTTACCTGGACAGTATCCACCTTCCTCTGGCATCTTTGTGACCATACACGAATGGACCGATGAAGAGCAAGCTAGAAAAGAAGTGGCTGAAGTCACTGCAAAACTAGAGCAGTATCCGCATCTTCGCGCCTATACAAGTGGACCTGAAGTTTATATCGAAAACGATTAAGACAATAACTTAACAACGCTGTCAAAACTATCTTGTGTTAGATTTGACAGCGTTATTTTTTTGGTCACAGGATTAGGATGGTCTATCAACACCCATTGCGTTTCAGGATAGGTATTGAGGGTGGCGCGAAAAGCATTGTAGTAGTTTAGTTGTTTGTGATTTTTAAACTTGTCATCAAAGATTTTATCAGTGAGATCAAACCCCAACAATAATACCAGGTCATTTTGCTCAGCCACAAGGTGCATGGCTATTATTTCTTCTGGATAGTCAAGAGCACCAGGAAAATCCCCTTCATAGAGATTTACCCGAGCAGGACGATTTAACTGTGCATAGTTTTTGTTGGCAGTATAAAAGTTGCACACGCTGTGGAATGCTCGTTGTATTAACTCTTGTGCCTTGTTCACGTCGTGACACAGTACATTATCTGTGTTCCAGGCACGCCATGTCTTCCAACTACCCCAGCTGGGTGCAATGTCTTTGAGCTGTTCGGGCGTGACGTGAGTGCTGGCAAACTGCTCGCTGATGATCCAACATACTCTCATTTATTTTGCCTTCAATGCTTGCCAACGGAACGCACCAAGACAGATCCAAGCAAACACACCTTCAGCAGTGGTATTGATGTTGATCACCAAATCGCCTTTGGTTCCACTGTAGCCCGGTGTTTCTGCAGACCATGAAATGGTATTGCGTCCAATGCGCAATCGTTGTATCGTGGTCATACCATCACCGTCGATCTCGATGTGATTCTGGCGGTTGGTACCCAGCACCAAGTTACCTTTGCGCCCTGTGCCAACAAATGCCGTGTTTTTGCTGAGTTTGCCCAGGCTCACGTTGACTTCTTCGTCCCATACAGACAGTGCAGAATCAGGATCTTCTGTGTTGATGCCCACACGTCCGCGATTAACTGTCACGGTATCTCTTAGACTCACGTGACCATCTACTTGCAGACTTTCCAGTGCGCCCACAGAAGTGATATTGGTGTTCTTGATACCGGGACTGAGAGCGTTGCCCGATACCAAAGGACGTCCGCCCACAGATACGTCTTCAATGTTGATACCACGTTTGATGGTTTTCAACATTGATTCTGTGAGCTCTTGGGCAAAATCATTTTTGATACGATCGTAGGTCACCGTGCCCACATGTTCGCTGAGATCTTGCCAGGCTTTGTTGTCCACAGCGATACGACCTTGCACACCAAGATCTCCCTTGACCAGCAAGTTACCTTTGAGTGTGGTATTGCGTTCTACCGACAGATCCTGGGTGACTGTTTCACCTTCGACTACAATCACTCCATCCATCACAGTGAGCTGTGTGTTCGATGCTTGATCGTCAATACCATTGGATTGGAAGTTACGAGCAAGCTCTTGTGTGAGATGATCTCTGTGTTCCATGATCACTTGCCCTAACACAACGTTCATATCCAGCTCTCGAAGTCTAGCTCTCACACGATCTTCCATGCGCTGTGCTATGAGATTTTCAATCTTGACCACCCAAGCAGGATCTATGCTCAATGTATCAATGGTGTGTTCTACAAACTTTTCTACACCCTGATCCACGGCCTGGCGTATACGAGGTTGATCCACGTAGCTGGCCAGATCTGGCACAAATCCGTTGGCAAACATTTCACCAACTTTTTGTTCTACTGTGGTTACTAAATCAGGTAGGGTACCAATGTTGGCAAATCTAGCTGTGATGCGGTCCTGGACAAATCCAATGATCTGTTGCTCAAGATCCTCAATCCAGGCAGTCTGGCTCACTGCCTGTTGCACCTGTTGTGCTACAGCAGTTTTGATTTCTTGTTCTACCAGCTGAGCCAGTTGTTGTGCGTCAAGCATGTTCTCTCCATAGATCTAATGTGACACAGTGAAACCCACCGCCCAGGGTGCGACTGTGACTTAATTTGTGTGGTATCACTGTAAACCCACGAGTTTCTAGAGCATACCGCAGATCAGCTTGATCTGCGTCCATGATCACTGTAGTAGGATCAACCACTAACATATTTAACGCAATCCACTTTGAAGCGTAAGGGTACTGATAAAAGCCTTGTTCGACCACCTGATCTACGTACAGAACATCCCAATCTTGGAATGCTCGGGGCAAGGTTTCACTGTTTACCCGTGCGCCATTGACGATGACCAGTCCTTCACGCAAAGGAACTATGGTTGAATCTATGTGTACTCCAGCGTAGAAGTTGCAAAGCTCAATGTTAATGTTGGGAAACTGGTTGCATAACCATTCATAGGCGGCTCGATTACCCGATGCACTTTCTAAATACAACCAAGTGTCGCCCAGCCTACATACATTGGCCGCATCCAGCGTCATGCCTTCGTTTCTTGGCATATGGAGATAATGTTCAGCGGCATCAACAATGTCATAGTAGGCCGCCAACTCCATGTCTCTGCAGGGGTACATCATAGCGGGATCAACAATGGTAGTTCCTGCCACCAGCAATCTATCTCTAGGGCAATAGTTATACATACCACCCAACTGCACAAAATCCATTTCTTGCGGACGATGTACTTCTACTCCAAGATCAGTGAGTTTGCGAGCTAGATCATCCAGCTCTGCTTCGGCTTCGTTGATGATCCACCCAGGCACGGGTCCTGAGGGAACAGGAGTTTGTTTCCAAAGAGTTTTCTCACTTTCCTGTGCAAACACAGGGTCCGTGGTTGGCCAGTTGGCATGTCGAGCACTGCCTACCACAATGCTACGCAGTGGATCCCACTCGTTATAGGAATGGATCTTCAATGGGGACTCCTGTGATTTGTAGTGTGTAACGATTGGTCATGCCGTTGTTGGCAGCTAGATGCTGGACATCATTGCGCCAGATATACGTGTCTCCGGCTATCCATTTTGTTATAGGGTTGCCATCTATTTCAAGATAGTGACCGCTTTGCCAATCTTCCAACATGACTATGGCACGGTATATAGAATCATCATCCACAATTTTGTAGAGTTTTTTAAATCGAGCATAGGTGTCTGAGTGATTGGGCAACACAGTACCCGGAGGCATGCGATACACTGACCAGGAAAAATATTGCCAGGGAAAATGAAAACGGAAAGGTGCTATCCAAGGTGGTTCAGGATTACGCATGTCATACATATCTCCCGTGAATCTTGTTTGGGTATAGCCTAGACTGCGCCATAGCTCTAGACTTTCAGGATCGTTGAAAGGTTCGTTGACATAGGGCAGACTCTGATGGCTGACCCACCAAGGTTCCACCCATTTCTTGACCCACTGTTTATTTTCTGGTATTACCATAGTGGATGATTTCGTAACCCTTCATGTCTGCCATTTTACGCCAAGGATCAACTATGACCGATCCTGCTTCGATAGGAGCATAGAAAGTATCGTCACGCACATCACCTGTATAGCCATATGTGATTTGTCTATTGTGTGCCATCAACAACACACAAGCACCTTTGACTGATTGGATCACATTGGCATCGTCATCGGCCAAAGGATCCAAATAACTCACAGAGAATCCAGCTTCCTTGATATAATATCCAATCAAAGTTGAGTAGCTACCGATGCAATAAGGCACATCAGGCTTGTAGGCTTTGCCATGTATGACGATGGGAAGATTCTTTTCTTTGGCTTTGTCTATCAAAAAGTGTGCAAGATTTTTTGCTTGTATTTCACGGGCATGCATGATGGTATCAAACAGGTCGTATCCGATGTCATACTCTTCTGCCAGCCAACGCAGAGCGATGTTGTCTCGAGGATGACAAGCGCCAGCATCGCCCATGCCTGCTGTCATGTACTTGGGTCCCATGATGCGCATGGTACTTTGTGCTAGAGCGTCTGTCACAACATCTACATTGATGTTGCCGATCTTCAGTGCAAAGTCCTGGATCATGTTGACCAATCCAACCTTGGCAGAAATGAATGTGTTGTAGAAGATCTTGATGGCTTCGCACTCGTCCCAGGTGCCTGTGACATAGCGTGGATTGTTTTTCATCAGCGGACGATATAAATCAATGAGATCGCGCATTTCACTTGGATCACCGGTTTCCGTGCCAATCATGACCATTTCTGGATTGGCCATGTCCCACTTCACAGAACCCATGGCAATGAGATATGGGTTGTACAAAAACTGATGGCGCTTGTCTAACAATGTAGCAAAATGTCTGCGAGTTGTGCCAGGCAGTACTGTAGAGATCAGCACCACACGTTTAGATTCTTTGGCATAGGCATTGACATACTCAATGGCCTGTTTCACGGCATCATGCCCAAAATCTCGTGGTTCCATGTGTGAGCTTGGAACTGATCCATCATAACCCTCTGAGTGCGGAGTGGGCACTGCGATAAACAACCAGTCACTGTTGTCTACGACTTCTTCTACATTGGTGCAAACTTTGACTGTGTCACTGTAGCGTGGATATATATCATAACCGTAAACTGTGTAACGTTCTGCAAAGACTTCGGCGCAGTCCAGACCCAGTTTACCTAACCCAATAAAACCTATATTCATTGTATCCTCCATATGTCGGTTCCTACAGATAATTTATATGATTTCATCCACCAGGTCACAGAAAAGCAGTACTGGCTCATGCGATTCTATCCCTGGGGTAGCCGACGTCTGCTAGACTGTGGGGATTATCAATCCACAGTAGCGCATCTCAACGGGCCCAATGGCATACCCAAACATCAGAGAACAGTGGATCAGATCTTGCCTGAACTATTGCCTGCATTGCCATATGAAAAACAAGTTAGAAACTTCCAGCCTGTATTATTTTGTCATGATCAAGAACCCCTGAACTTTGATTTATATCAAGACTCTGATCCAGGAATGGCTGAATTTTTCAATAGCCAAAGCCACGACCCGACCTTTCCACATCCAGACTTCAATCTAAGAAACACCATAGTATGGTCTTGGCAAAAAGCCTGGACACTGTTACACAGCGAAGTCAACAGTGCAGAGCTGGTCAAGTACGAAAACACCGGGCGATATGTTGGAGCATACTGGTGGAGCCATGGTATGATTGCTAGAGACTGGTATAGGTATGCTGAGAATGATAGATCATTTTGTTACACTGACCCAAATAAGTTATTTTTAGTGTATGCACGAGATTTTACCGGTACTAGGGTGTACAGAAAAGAGTTCTTGTCTAAACTCGCAGACATAGAACACAGTTGTCAAATAGGATCCATTGGTAGTCATTCAGTGACATCAAACAGCAGTGCTGTGTATTGCAGTGACGATTTCAATGCCACGGGAATAAGTGTTGTGTTAGAGACTCTGTTCGATGATGTTAGGATACATTTAACTGAAAAGATACTCAGGCCCATCGCATGTGGGCATCCTTTTATTTTGGCTGCGGGCCCAGGAAGTTTGGCGTTGCTCAGGCGCTACGGTTTTGAAACATTCAGCCCTTGGATCAACGAAAGCTACGATGACATCACTGACTCTGCCCTCAGAATGGAGGCCATTATTAACGAAATGAAAAGACTGGCCAATCTCAGCAGACAACAGCAACACTGGATTTTAGAATCCTGCAGGGCCGTGGCTCAAAGAAATAAAAAGAGATTCTTTCACAATGATTTCTTCAATCACATTGTGAAAGAACTTATAGACAACGTTGGTCTGGCTTGGGAAAAACATCAGGGCCAGTTAAGCCCTGATTTTTATTGGCAAACTCTGCGCTGGCGTCGTAAAAACAAACCTGAATATTTTACGCCTGAACGCAGAGACGATCACCGATTGTTGTTACCTCTAGTGCGTCAACTACGTAGATCTACTTAAACAGTATCATGGCCATCAGCACTGCTTGGATGATAAATCCAGCACCAATGGTCACGATATTCAGTGTATCCTTGAGTACCACTGCACGACCAAACAACAACACCAGGCCGCCCCACATCAGCATGATGATATCCACCGAAGGGGTACGATCGCTGAGTCCTGTGAGTATGGCCAACAGCGTGGGCATTGTGGCGCCATGGATCAAGATCACTGCCAACCAACCCAGGGTTTCTGCCGAGATGGTGTGCAGTTGTGTGGCTAGATAGTTGCTGAATCCCGATCTGATATTTCCGATGAACTGAAAGAACTTGCTCATACTTTACCTTCTTTCTTTTTGTAGAATATATGCCGACCAAACTGCCCCAAATACTGCATGTTGGGCCATCCGGGTTTCACATAGTCAGCGTGAAAATACAGTGCTTCTTTGAGACTGGGCAGTCGGAATCCTTCCAACAGGACCTTCTTGGCCACTTCCATGCTTTCATCCCATAGTGCAGGATGTACAGGCCGGATCTTGTGTGTGGGTTCGCAATACCATGAAAACTGGCACACGACTTTTTCATAGATTACGTTCTTCTGATATACCACTCCGCAGACGTCTTTGCCGAAACGTCCGTCATTGACACGGTTCATGGTTACCTGGGCCACACCCACTTTGCCTTCAAAAGGCTCAGAGGCGGCTTCCCAGTAGATGTTGCGGGCCAAGCATTCTAGTTGCTTGGAACGATCCGCGGTGGACACGAAGCCTTGGCGCCATGAGGCTGCTTCGTTGTCAGATGCTAGTGCATCCAGACGCAAATTTGTGACTGTGATCAAGATCGATGCTACGATCATTAGGCCGATCACACGGGGCAGACTTACTAAAAGTTTGACCATGCCAACTTGGTGCGTTCTTGACTTTGATACTGTCGCTGTCATAACTTCCTCCTTGTTTACAGGTTTGTTTTTACCGTAGTAATATGTACAACTCCTACGACCACGGATAACTGCGCACATTTCCAAAAGAGCTATATTTAACACAATCGCTCCAAAAGAAACAAACACAAGCTATATTTTAGCTGATTTTCTGATTGATGTCAAAATATTTTTCACCGTTCATCGAGAGCCACTGACATTTTGGTAAATACTCCAAAGAATCCCACAAGAGGATCAAAGGAGCTAGGATGGACTTTTTCAAACTCGTGGCCGAGGTCGGTTTCCCGATCGCGGCGGCATGCGCTGGTGGTTACTTCATTTTCCTCACACTGAAATTCATACTCGCTGGAGTGATGAGCTCGGTGCAGGGACTTTCAGGCATAATCACTGCTCTAGATAATCGTGTAAAAACAATGAACCATGATGTCATACGCATCGACACCGTGGTATCCAATGCATTGGGTCTCAAACCCGACACCAATCGTATTGCTAGAGCAGATGGCAAAAATGATGCCCGACGTGACTAAAGATCCCCGTACCTGGACTGCTCAAGAACGCACCCATGTTTTTTGCAACAGGAACGAGTGGACCCAAATGTGCATAGATTATCACGATCAAGAAAAGAATATTAGGAAGTTAGTTGATTTTGTAACCAAAAAGGAAGAAAAATGCTCTACGTGGACTACTCGTGGGATCTGTCAGAAAATCGCATCATTCTGGACGAAGAATTAGATATTGATCGGCTGGGTTGGAAAGCCGGTGATCTTTTCAAGGTCACTAATATAAATGGTCAAGCACAGTTGGTCAAGGTTGACCCGTTGGAAAAGTTTGTTCGCGGGCATGGCCCTGCCATGATGGGTATCGTCAACGAAGAAGATGATACTGTGCATTTTGTAAATGTGCCTACACCGCAGGATACGTTTGATATTTTAAAAAGGAAATAACATGGGAAAATGGGAAAAATGGTATGAAGCGCAACCTGCACATATCAAGGCATGGTACGATCAACCCAGAGCTATTTGGTATGATAGCGATATGTTGAAAGCCGTTGTGTTTGGAGTTTTGATCGGAGTGTTAGTTGGGCTTGCTGTTTGAAGCATTCATGATTTTTTACTTGTTGGAAACGCTGGTATTGATATCAGTGGCTGTTTGGTATTATCACGAACCTAAAACGGAACAAAAGAAAATACATGATCCTTGGGGATTTTGGAAAGAGGAAAAATAAATGGACTTAGTAGCACTGATTAACAAATACGGATTTCCTATAGTGGCTGCCGGCGGTATGGGATATATGATTTACTATGTGTGGACCTGGGCCACCAAAGAAGTCAAACCTATCTTGAAAGAAGCCAACACTGTGCTGATTGCCTTGATCGATCGTATACGCATGTTAGACAATGACTTGATCCGCTTGAATCAAAAAGTTGATGTGGTACTGCACTTACGTGGCAAGATCATCGAAGGTGAACGTGTGATAGAACAACAGAAAACCGAGCGCGAAGCTGATGCCAAGTTCCGCGAAGCACTCAAAGCTGACGAAGACGATAAAAAGACTGCCTCCGCTGGCGAGGGCTAATCACTTGCTGGTTGCTCGATAGATGCCATCCCAGTCCAAGGGCAAGCCAGCAGACTTCATTTCCACACAGCGTTCTTGCCACATTTCATAGTAATGATCCATGGCGCCGTTGAAACGACCCATTAGGTCATTGCAAAACTTCACTGCCTGATCAAACTTCTGCTGTCGATAAAGATTCAGCATCGCATCATGCATCTGTGTGTCTGCTGATGAAACACGTAACTCATCTCTGTGTCCTAACACTGTATAAATGTTCACACCTTCTTTTTTGCCTTTTACTGCGATACAGTCTAGCTCAAGCACAAGGTATTCGTCTTTTACATATTCGGCAGTTTTTGCCCCCACCACGATCTTGACACCGTACGGTTTACTCTGGCCTTCCAGTCTGGAAGCCAAGTTGACGCCATCACCAAGACAAGTATAGTCAAAACGCTGATCACTTCCCATGTTACCCACCACAACGGTGTCAGTATTGATGCCAAGGCCCATACCAAAAGGTGGTACGCCTTCTGCTTGAACTTCTTTATTGAACTCATCCAAACTCCCTAACATTTCTAAACCTGTTTTTACAGCATCCTTGGCATGCTGAGTATTGTCCAAGGGTGCGTTCCAAAATGCCATCTGTGCATCTCCAATGTACTTGTCTAACGTGCCTTTGTTTTCCAAGATCTTTTTAGTCATGGCTGTCATATAACGATTCATTATTTTTGTTAGCCCTTGCACGTCTTTACCATAGTGTTCGCTGATACTTGTAAAGCCACGCACATCTGTGAACATGATTGACAGTTCACGACTGTCACCGCCCAACACCAACAGATCGGGATTGCGTTGTAACTGTGCCACAAGATCTGGGCTGAGATAAGTTCCAAACTGTTTCTTGATCTGTTGCTTCTGCAGGAACTCACTTATAAACTTAACGCCGTAAGTATGCAGAGCCACGAGAACAAGACCAGCTGTGCTTGCCGTCGCGTCTGCCAAGATTCGCCACTCACTATAAGCCAGGCCACTGGCAACAACAGGGGCAATGACCCCAACAATAGATATAAGAATACCTGCATAAGTCCACCTCGACATTCCAATGATAATCAGTCCCATGACCGCTATGAATATGATTTCAACTCCATCTGCATAGTCAGGACGTTCGATCGTGACGCCGTTGAACATGGTAGCTATCACAGCGGCTTGTACTTCGTGTGGCCATACTGAACCACGAGGAGTGGGCACAGGATTGCCTAGCCCCCCGGCGGCCACGCCCACAATGACATCAGCACCACCAAAGTCCTTGGGCAAGTTTATAGCCGACACGCTTTGACTGCGCTGGCTCCAGTCGATCCATATGCGACCCAGACTGTCTGTGGCGATGGGACCAAATGCAGGTATACGCATCTTTTCTACGCCCAGTTCCGTGAGCTTGATCTGTGTGGTACTGTCTCCTGCGCTTACACGCAATACTTCCATGGCCAAGCTGGGATACACTCGACCATCCACTGCCACGACCAAAGGCATCCTACGGTTGACACCGTCCACTTCAGGCAGTGTGGCTACGATGCCCACGCCTTTAGCTCTCTTTTCCAGCATGTCAATGTTGGCTATGATGCCAGGGTACTGTACTATCTGATCGGAGAACTCTGCTCCTATCACAGCAGTGCCCGGCTGTTTTGGTGTATTTTTCATACGATCCGCTGGCAAGTTAGGCAGTATGACATCAAGTTCGTTGAGTGTGGCTGCCAAGGATCCATCGCCACCGGATCGATCGCGTTCGGGCATCATGACATTGAATATGACCAGGCCTGCATTTCTTTTGTACAATTCCTCAATGAGGTTAGCGTACACCCGTCGATCAAAAGGCCACTGCCCGTGTTTGGCGATGGTATCTTCGTCGATGTTTACTGTGTAGATATCGGTGGGTGTAGGTGGTTGGGCAGTGATCAGGGTATCAAAGTAGCGTAGGCGCACACTTTCTACAAAGACAGGATCGGCAATTCTTATACTTAAAATAAGTGCCAATGTTATAAGTGCAGTCCAAGGACTTGTCAATAGTTTTTTGAGAGTGGATTTTTTCAACATTATGTATTTACTTAACGTTATTTTTGTACAATGGTTATAGTAGTGGATCCACTGCGATTCACAGGTTGTGTGATGGCCACACCATCTTGTGTGATATTGAGGACCATGTTGTGTTCTCGGTCAACAATGACTCTAGCGATATGTCCCACAGATCTATCCAGCACCAACTTGCTGTCATCATCAGCATCAATGTAATATTTTAGTTCAGTGGCTGCATTGTATCCAGGTAACATCTGATTCTGCATGGCAAACTGTTCTTGGCTCATAGCCAACTGTGCGTTGCTGATGTCCAGCATGTTGACCAAGAACTCTCCGTCCAAAAAGTTTTGATCCAAGGCTGTGAACTTTTTGAGTTCATCCTCATCCAAGGCATTGTATTTTAAAAAATCCTGATTAAGGAAATTTACGTCCAAGGCAGTCTTGACCGAGTTTTGCAGTTCTTCATCTTGAAACTGTGGTGGTGGCGACACTATCAACAAGTTATTGATGTTGGTCTGATCTATGTTGATGATTATTGGTGCGCTGGGCGGTGTAGAGAGCGATTGTACCAGCGTGGCTTGGTAGGCATGTTCCAACAGTACTGAACCTGCTTCGTTTGATACTTCGATGGCACCTGTGACACATCCTTTGTTGTCACAGCTGGGCAACAGCATCACGAGACTGCGACCCAGCTCGTCCACGGTCATTGAAAAGTCTGTACCGCGCACAGCAATGCTGGCTGTGGGAGTTTTTACTGCTACCTGCTGTGGGTTGTTTTTGGCTATCTGCCCCGATGCATATCTAGCAGTGCCCAGTGCCATTTTAAGCGCCAGCTTGCCTGTGCCTCGTCGAGGATCATAAACAAAATCATCTATTATCAGTTTTGACTGTTCAGTGATCTGAACCGTGGTCTTGTCTTCAAACTCCAGCTTGGCTCGAGCACGAGCCGTGACAATGGTGTCGTTGGATTCTATAGATGCATTGACCTGACTACTCAATGACTTTTTATTTCTAACTATCTCAGTAGGACCAGTCTGTTCAGAAACTCGCCCTACTGCTGCCTCAGTTGGTCTGATTGATAGTAATATTGTTGTTATCGCCAGTACTATTAACAGTAACGCTTTTAGCCGTTGTGCCACTTTGAGTGACTCCTATGGTGTTAGTATTGCCGGTAACAGTGATATTAGCACTCGTGGCACCAGTATTGGTACTGGTGTGTGTCACGTTGTTAGTATCTCCTGTGATAGTGATCTCACTGGTGTGATTGGCACCGCCGCCCAAGTTTTGAGTCACTATGTTTGAATCTCCTGTGATCGCTTGCTTGATAAAACTAGCATTACAGCCAGCTGATGCAGTGGTTCCGCAGTCGATGGTTGACAAGTTATTACTGCCCAACACATCGACCACGACATCCGTGGCCAACCCATTGACCACAAGATCCAACTCGTTGGCACTGCCAATCTGATCTATAGTCACTGTGTTTGACCCTGACCCAATGTACGCTGGACTCAAGGCTGTACCTATTCGATTGCTAGAACCATCCTGTGTGATAGCTATGGTAGAGTTATCGCCTACCTGTTCCATATAAACTTCGTTGGCCACCGCCATGGTGGTACTGCAAAACATGGCCGCTAACCAGAAGTTGGTAAGTATTTTTCTCGACAACTTACCAGCGCCTGTCATACTTGTTTTCATTTTATTTTTTCCTGGGTACTTTATCATTTTTATTGGTGTACCTTCATGAACCGTTTTGCTACCCAACCTTCTTTGCCATCCACCCGGATGTTGTAGAAGTCTTTATCTTCTGCTAGTATTTCAACAGTGGCACCTGGACGAAGATTTGCTATTTTTTCGCTTTGATGTTCTCTGCTGACTCTAACATTACTCCACTCGACGACGGTAGCTCGTCGTGTTTGTGTTTTAGATACTGGTACATCAGCTGGTGCGACCGCTGGGCTGGCCTCGGGGGCTGATGTGGTCTTTGTGGTGTTTTCTTGAACCAACTCATTTTTTCGTTCCTCCTTTACAGCAGGAGGGGCCATCGATATTTCAGGCTTGTGGGCCCGAAATCTCCATAGTCCCTTTTTTTCTCCGGCCATGATCATTTCATACACACCTTGTTCAATGGCCACTCGCACAGCATAAGTGGTGGGCTCATTCAAGGCCGCACCATTCTCTAACTCAAGGCTTCTAGTGCCTTGATCAAAGAACTTGAACACTCCCACGTTGTGGGCTGTGGAGTATATGGTCTTGCTCACAGCAGTGGTCAGTAACACTTCTCCGGAGTTGATACTAACCAATCTCAAACTGATTATGACTTCATCTACTCTATACTGCTGGCTGGCGCCTATGCCCAACCAACGAGCACCGTTGCCGCCTGACCGTATGTTCGAGTCATACCCAATGATGCCACCTTCGATCATGATTCCGGCCACTGTGAGTGGTTTGAGTGGTCTGGCATCTTTGCCTTCGTATACTTCACGTTGGTTACGTATGAGCTGTCGCTCTTTGATGAGGTTATCTAACCCCACACGCTCTACTACCCGGAACCAACTTTTAGAATCTTGCAAACTTTTGATCAAGAAACTTTCTGCACCTTGTGTGACTGCTTTGCTAAACAGGGCCAACTTGTCGTTGGATTTGTTCTGTCCGGTGAGATCACGGAATCCATACACAGCAATGGTCATGGGAGGCCCATCTAGATCTGGTAGCTTGGCTATGAGATCCTGTTTGGCTGTGACAGCCACAGGTTCTTCACGCAAGGCTTCCATGGTCAAACTGGCACAGCCTGTGAGAGTAGTCGCGAGCATGATCATCAATAGTTTTTTCATCAGAAACTAAAGCTCGCTATAGGTACTGTAATCTCAGTGCGATTACCGTTGGTTTCAATGATGCTCAGCGTGACATCTGTGCCGGTCTTGACCCAACTGATATTGGTGCCTTGGAAATCCATGGCACCCGAAGTGGCACCACTTTCGGTAAACATGGCATCAGCCAGTTGTTTGGAAAGTTGTGCGTATATCCTTGACTCTACATTGACCAAGAACTTGGCCAAGTTGGTATTTTTAGCATCTCTCTCGGCTTTGTCTTGAGCGGCCCGTTGTGCATCGGCTATGGTTTTACGACGTTGTGATTCCAGTTGTTCAATGGTAAGGACGTGAGAACTGTAGCCGTTGCCTGGTATAAAGGCCGGACTTTGGAATTGATGTACCAGCTCACCACTTATTGCGATGCTGGTCATAAAAAGATTTATAGTTATGGCGACCAGCCACTTGTTCATAGTCTGCTCCTAGACTTCGACTAGTTTATTTACTAGAAAGCAGACAAAGTTTAGCTAGGGTTTTAATGCAGGCTATTTGATAGGGAGATTTTTCAACAGTTCTATGCACTCGTTGAATGCGATCTGTGCGTCTAATTCTCCAGCACTGAGTTGGATGTTTTCCAACCGTTGTAGATCGACTAGGAGTTCTTGATACTCGGCATCTGACATATCACCACGTGCTAGTGCGTCTCGATAACTCACTGCCAGTCTCACACGATTTCCAAGTTCGCCTTCACTGTTGCAAAAATTATTAACTACATCTATAATGCTCATGGTCTAGGTCTCCTTCCACTGACGTCAAGCATGCGAACAGTGGCTTCATGTATTATTTTTATCTTGGCCCGGCAATAAAACTGACTAGGCGGTTTATCTTTGGCGTAACTCTTTTTAAAATCTTCAGTGATTCCAGCAAGGTTACGGGTCATGTCTGTGAGTGCATTGTTGCGTGGAATCGAGGCGCTGTAGATTTTCAACCACTGTGCCGAATGGTCTATGTCACGTGCCACCGTGACCATGTCTGGTCGGGCACAAACAGAATCATCCTGGCTCAGCAGGATGATGTCAGTGACACGAGCTTGTTCGTTGCTGTCAAAGTAGCTGGGGAATAACGCACAAGCCGAAAGAGCAAATGCAACACTAACTGCCGCGATTGTATTTTTCATAAACGCCGTTCCATTCTGGACCTGGGTCCTGCTCTTTGTACTTAGCTACTCTGTTGGAAATCTCGTCGTAGAATGTGTTTACTGTACCACCCCAGGCATTGTGTAAATGTTCCAGAGCCTGTTCACAAAAACTCCAGTTCTTTTTACGATAGTTTTCCATGAGCTTGTTGTGTAGGCGTTGTAGATTTTCTATTTTCCATACATCATCAAGAGGAATCTGTTCTTTTTCCAAAATACAATAGCTGTCTAACACAGGACCCTGCGGTTCGATCTGTATGCGATCCAACTCCAGCACTGTGTACTTTTCTTTTAGCTCATCAGCTACGGTGTTGCCAAATATTATGTGCATTTAAAATCCTTTTAAATATGTATCATGAAACTTGCATTTGATTTAATTTCAGACCTACATGTAGACACATGGAACGGATCTTTTGATTGGACGGGCATGGCCACCAGTATGGTCTGTGTGGTAGCCGGTGACATTTCCAGGGATCGCGATACGGTGATCAAAACTCTCGAACATCTGGGCCAGTGCTATCGAGCAGTTTTATACATCGACGGCAACGACGAGCATCGATATAGTCTTGACGATCTCGGAGAAAGTTATCGCACATTGTCAGAGGCCATAGAAAAAATACCCAACGTCACTTATCTCCAAGACAATGTATGCATCGTTGACGGTGTGGCATTCCTAGGTACCAATGCATGGTGGACATTTGATTTAGATCCCAACATAGATTATGATCAAAGCAGAGCATGGTTCCGTGAACGTTATCAGATCAATGAAACCGAAGTAAACGCTGTGGAAGCCATGGCTTTTAACGATTATGCTTATCTTGCCAAATCTGTAGAACGACTACAAACACATCAAGACGTTAAAAAGATAGTGTTGGTCACACATACTGTACCTTCAGTGGAGCTGGTCGATCATGATCCGGAGTTGTTTGGGACCTACAGACTCAACTGCACAGGCAATAGCCACATACTTAAAGTATTTAAAAATGACACTGAACGCAAGATCAGCACTTGGTGTTTTGGTCATTATCATAATGATGTTGACAATCTCATAGTGGGTGTTAGATTTGTCAACAACTGCCGGGGTCGAGGGAACACGCCTTGGTCAAAATCCGTTTACTATCCCAAACGCATCGAAGTGAATCTTTAAGCCGCGTCGGGCTCGAGCTTGACCTGTAGAGGAAATCCAGCACCTCGGGCATCCACAGTGACTTCTATGCCTTTTTGTTCGGCCATTTCATAGGGCAACACGGCCACCACAGCTGAACCTGCTTCGTGTATGTCTACCGTGAGTTTTTCAGCAGTTGTAGGGCTGTAATCAAAATGTTCTACCAAGCTGCCAATAACAAACTCCATGCTGGTCTGATTGTCATTGAGATAGATAACCTTGAACATAGGGGGCTCTTTGACGTCTTCCCTGGGTTTTATTCTAGTTTTAGTTTCGATAGCAGTATCTGACATCTTTTTCCTTTGCTGTGTGTGGGGGCTTTTGACACCCCCACATGTATTTACGATGCTATGCTAGTATTATATCACTTTGCGTAGGAAATAGCAATACGCTTTGGCTTCATTTCTTCGGGCACAATGCGTTGCAGATGTACACAAAGGATACCATCTTTCATAACAGCGTCCCGTACTTCTACGTAATCCGCCAGCTGGAAGGTGCGCACAAATTTGCGAGCACTGATCCCGCGGTGTAGATAGTTTAGTTCGCTTTCGTCATTGTTTTTTTCGCCTGTGACGATCAACTGCCCTTCGTGGAAATCCACGGCAACTTCACCTTCTGTGAATCCTGCTACAGCGATCTGGATTTCATAGGCATCATCACCTGTTTTCAAGATGTTGTAGGGCGGATAGTTCTGGCTCTGTGTAGCATGATCAAACTGATCCATGATACGATCGAACAAACGATCAACACCGATTGTGTTACGGTAGAAAGGGGTGAGATCAAAAGATGTGATTTTAGTCATAATTTTCTCCTTTTATTAAGCAAGTTTGACTAGTGTAGACCCGACCATCGGCATCTACATGTGTATTTATAACAGATTTTCCTCTGAATGTCAATATCCTTCGTTGCCGATGTTGACGATGGTGTAAGGCTGGCCTTCCCAACTCATGTAAAAAAGAGTAAAGTCCTTTTCTCTATTGAGCCCCAGTCGGTGTTGATATTTTATGGTTTTCTGTGTGTACTGGACTTGATATCGTTCAGCCCAGGAGGCGATCTGTTGTTTGACTAAATCTAGATCTTCTTGAAACTTGACATCAAAAACAATGTACATTAAAACAGTTTGGGCGGAAGTTGCTGACTGCGTAGATATTTTTTCCAGCGTTTTTTGGCTGCCGATGCTTTGAGCTTGCGCTGTGTGGTGGGCTTGACATACTGTTCTCTCTCTTTGAGCTCAAACAATAAACCACTGTTCTGTATTTTTTTCTTGAACTTTCTCAAGGCCTTTTCAACGTTACCGTCATTGACTATTACCGATTTCCCCAAACTATTCCTCCTTGTATATTGGTGTAGGATTATTTATTTGTGTTTTGTCAATAACTACGCGGTTTATGCCACGGTCTCTGTAGCGTTTGATATGGAACATATGGGGCAGTAACACACGTTCCATTTCTGAGTGCAGAGCTCGGGCACCTGTGCCGAAGTCTGCGGATCGTTGGGCGATGGTTTCTAGAGCACTGCGATCAAAGTCTAAGTCAACTTGATCCACTGCAAATAACTGCTGATATTGTTTGACCAAGCTATTTTTAGTATCTGCCAGCACATGAATCAAATCGTCTGTGGTCAGTTCATCCAAGTTGACCCAGCTGGGAAAGCGGCCAACAAACTCAGGTATCATACCAAACTTCACAAGATCGTCGGGCACCACGTGTTCAAGACTGACTTCTTTGGGTTGGCTCACCGTGGCTCCAAATCCCATAGATGTGCCATACATACGCTTTTTAACTATTTGATCTAGACCTACAAATGCGCCGCCGGCTATGAACAAGATATTGCGAGTATCGATTTCAATCATTTCGCCCCCAGGATGCTTGCGACCTCCTTGTGGCGGTACACGACACACAGTACCTTCAACCATTTTCAGCAGAGCTTGTTGTACACCTTCGCCTGATACGTCACGAGTGATTGATGTGGATTCACTTTTGCGAGCAATCTTATCAATCTCATCAACAAACACGATACCTCGTTTGCATTTTTCTACATCGCCGCCGGCGGCTGTGAGTAACCTGGTGATAAGACTTTCAACATCATCACCAACATATCCAGCTTCAGTGATACTGGTAGCATCAGCAATGGCAAATGGTACATCAAGATATCGTGCCACTGTTTTGGCCAACAGAGTTTTACCTGACCCAGTGGGGCCTAGCATGAGAATGTTGGCTTTGTCGATTTCTATGTCTTTGCTGGAATGTTGTATGCGTTTATAGTGATTAGCTATGGCAACACTGAGTACTGTTTTGGCACGATCCTGACCAATCACATACTGATCGAGATAGGCTTTGAGTTCTTGAGGATCGATGTCGGTGAGGTCTTTGGGACCAGGTGCAGTTTCATCATCAGTCAAAAGACTCTGGCAAAGGTCGACACATTCATTACAAATGGCCACTTCGTTGCCGACGATGAGCTTCTTTACTTCGTCTTTGTGTTTGTTACAAAAACTGCATTTTTCATAGAGGTTTTCTGCCATTTTTATCCTAGTTTGGTGTCAGTACGCAGACGTTGTTCTATTTGTTGTTTTTCGTTGTCGTTGAGAAGATCAGGGTCGTATTCACCTGATCCAATTTTAGCGATCAAGTGATCGATGTATTCGTCATTGTAGGCAAAGGTATCTGTGGAGTTTTTATCTATTTCAATCCACTTCTGTCCATTCCACTTATACAGCTTGGTTGGTAGATAGTCTACTCTTATATATGCATCGCCCTTGGCAGGGTTGTCAGGAAACTTGGTGCCAAAGTCAACATTGGTAATGTTTTCTAGATCATCCGCGTGTGCCACTAGTAAATCTTCCCAGGGCAGTTTGGTTATACGGCCTTGTTCAAGCAGTTGTTCTTGACGATGTATGGTGTCATTGGGATTCTGTTCTTTCCACAATCTGCGAGCTTGTTTTTCTGGATCGTTGGCATCATCGTCTATTGTTTCGGCTGGTTTGTTTTCTATTTGTGTGGTTAGGTCTTGTCCTCCCCATTGTCCTGCTGGGATGCCTTCCACGACCTCAACCACGGGTAGCACATCAGGTTTATCTCCAGGATCCAATCCATCCAGATCCTTGGCATCAGGTTCCACATTATCATCCAGTTTGCCGGCATCGTCATCCTCCTTTCGAGGAATAATAGTTCGTTCTTTTTCCCACTTCAATGATTCTGTTGCACCCAACAACATCATGATGGCCAATGGATCAAACACTATGACCAAAAGTATGATGACCCAGCGTACTGCTTTTTCTAAAATGTTGGCTTCAGGATTGTCACCATAGATCAGTGCGGCAATGTATTTTACAGGACCCACTTCAGCTTCTACTTTACGAAGCTCTGAAGCAATGGGAGCACGTTCTTCATTAAGAGCGGCTATTTTCTTTTGTGCAGTGGCTATGTCATTTTGTAGCGCACCACGCTCACGTGCTTGGCTACGACGCAGTTGTGCGGCTTTGTCAGCACCTTTCTCATCATTGCTTCGACTCA